GTAAGTCCTGATTTCCGACGTGAAGAATTCCAGCGTATCTTTGACTCTTATGAGTATGAGCAATCGATGCAGATTCTGGGGTTCGTTAACTACTTGGGCATCACGGGTCAGTTAGACGTATGCGAGAACTTTACTCTGTTCGCTGATGTTGAGACGCTGGAGCAAGCAATCAACAAGTGGAATGATTATCAGGACTTGATGAACACCAGTCCCGCACAGTAAGCATACATCAGGGGAATGAGATGCGCCTCTATAAAGACACTCACTCAACACACAGTTCACAACACTTTTCTTCTTTATTATGTCCAAGCAAGTTCTTCTTTCTCTGCTGGCACAAGGTAACAGCGGCAGCGAACTTCTGTCCATTCTGGATGCAATCGTTGCTGATAATGTTGCTGGTTACGATTACATCGAGAGTGCCCAACTTGAGTCTGCACTGGGTATTCCCACTCTGGAAGAAATCGCTTTCTGATTGATACTAACTGTGTGCCCTCTGGTTGACACTGGAGGGCACTTATGTTATGATTTGGCAGTGATGCTTATCGGCAGTTATATGCCGCCGATTTGTTATAACGCCGCGTGGCGTTGTCGCCCCCCTTAAATAAAAATCGATCACTACCCTAACCTACAGAGGTGACAAAACGCGACCTCTATCTCAATCTCAAAAAATTTTTCCGGAAGTATGATTGCCCTTAGAAATCGCCGCCGAACTCCTTATTGGAATTTTTGGAGAGTTGTACTTGCAGGTTGGACAATCAGATATCCAAAAACAATGGGTAAAATTGTATTATTGCCCCTTGGGTTTTTGATTGTACTGATATATAATGCAATAGTACGTTAAGTTACTGTCAAAAAATTCCGGAAATATTTTTTTATATGGAAAAGGTTTATCACATATACGCAAAGGATAGGTGTTTATTTCATTCTCTAAGAGAGGAAGAATTTCATAATACTTGGAAAACTTTGAATAATATCGTAGGGGTAATGAAGACTGATTATAATGTAGAAGATTTAAGTTTTATAGAACTTCCAGTAAATATTGGAGGGGTGTATACAAGTTTGTCTACAGATCCACCAGGTTCGCCGTCATATTGACAACACATATATAAACTGTTAAAATTGAAATTGAAGGTTCATTAAACTTTATGGCAAAAGGATTTACTGTTAAAGCTGCTGCACCAAAAACCCAAGAAGAATGGGATATTGATGCAATTAAAGAAAGAATGCGTGGAAAGAGTATTGTATTCTGTCTACCTGGTAGAGGATGTTCTTTTATTTTTCTGAAGAACTTTGTACAACTGTGCTTTGATATGGTACAGAATGGTATGAGTATTCAGATTTCTCAAGACTATAGTTCGATGGTGAACTTTGCACGTTGTAAGTGTCTTGGTGCAAATGTTCTTCGTGGACCGAAACAAATTCCTTGGGATGGTAAACTACAATATGATTATCAATTGTGGATTGACTCGGATATTGTCTTTGACACGAACAAGTTCTGGCAACTCTGTGATCTAGCTCTTTCTGAAGATGGAAGTGAGCGTGAAATTGTTGCTGGTTGGTATGCAACTGAAGATGGTCACACAACATCTGTCGCACACTGGTTGGAAGAAGATGACTTCCGCAAGAATGGTGGAGTGATGAATCACGAAACCGTTGAGTCTATTTCAAAGCGTAGAAAGCCTTTCACAGTGGATTACACTGGATTTGGTTGGGTTCTAATTAAGAACGGTGTATTTGAGAATCTTGAGTATCCTTGGTTTGCTCCGAAGATGCAAGTCTTTGAATCTGGCAACGTTCAGGATATGTGTGGTGAGGATGTTTCATTCTGTCTTGATGCTAAAGAAGAAGGATTTGATATCTGGTGCGATCCTCGTATTCGTGTGGGGCATGAAAAAACTCGTATTATCTGATGAAATCATTTAACGTACTTTATAAAGGACGTAAAATTTATTCGAATCTCACTGCAGAGGAATGTAGTGAGATTCTTCAAGACTTCTCCGAACGTTTTTTCTCGGGTGAAGACATCGATCCAAATTTAATTGAACTGGAGGAAATTTATGGCTAAAGGTGGTGGAAGCAACAAGACTATTTTTGAACCTGGAGCACCTAAGAAGACACGTCAAGGACGTTCAGCAAGAACACTGCTTAGTGCGACCTCTCGTAATGGTAAAAAGAAACGTTATCGCGGACAAGGAAAATAATATAGATAGAGCAGGAAGAAATTCCTGCTTTTTTTATTATCTTTACATGGCATATCTTAATCATAATCTTCCAACAATTACTTGTTATATTCGTAATGAATTCCTCTACAATCACAAAAAAGGTCATGGTGAGGTAACTTTATGCAACGTACACTCCGTAGCGTCCTTAGAGAAGCGCGTACCCCTCTTTGAGACGTTTCTGGAGAATGGTGTGAACTGGACTCGTAGACCAATTCATGCATTCTGTTGGAAACCTGATGCACCTGCACCTCAATTAGAAGAGTGTATGTGGTGGGATTGCTTTTCTCCTTATATCGATGTTCAAGTTCGTTCAAGACTTGCTAACTTACGTGCTGAATTAATCAATTATCGTGGAGAAAAGAATGAAGGAACCTATATGTTCACTCTTGATTGGTCATGGGAGTCAAAATCTACTCTGAATACTAACTTTAGTGAGACTCCAGAGCATAAATGTGCTCATTTTTTCAAGATGGACAATGGAAATTTCTATGCATACCCTAACAATAAGATTTTATGGTACGATGATGCATGGACAAAGAATAGAATTACCAAAAATCCAGGTTATGAAATTGATTTAACCGAATACTCAGTCGAAAATCGTCGCAAAATTGAGACTTCTGACGATTTTATGTACGAAATAATAAGTTTATCTACGAAACAATAAGTATTCGGGATAGCAACCCCGTAAAAAGTTCTGATTTTAACGAATCAGGAGCACAAAATGAACCAAAAACTACTTAGAGAGATCGCAAATGACGATTTGAATCCCAAAAAACATGATTTTCATCATCAAAATGAAATTCATTCAAAAATTCGTAATGATGAAGACTATGATGACTGGGAATATGGCACCGAACCACTCTATGAATCAAAAAATCGGTAATAAATAAGATAGATTATTAAAATTATTATAGTTTCTTATGCCTTCTGAAAGGATAAGCAAAGCATTTAAAGATATTAGTTTATCCTTTCAGGTCAATCCCCTGAATTATGATTTGATTGCGATTAAAAATGAGACTGCAATTGCTCGTTCAATTCGTAATCTGGTTTTAACGCAACCAGGAGAAAGATTTTTTAATCAGAATCTTGGATCTAAAGTAAATCAGTCTCTTTTTGAAAATATTGATGATATTAGTGCTTCTATACTTCGTGATGAAATCAAGAACACTATCCAAAATTATGAACCAAGAGTTGAATTAATCGATGTCGTGGTTACTCCAAATTATGACGATTATGAATTTAGCGTTAACGTTAGTTATTACATAGTTGGTGTTGATGTATCACCCCAACAGTTATCATTTGCATTACAACCAACACGATAAATGGCACTAGTCAATTTCACGAATCTAGATTTCGATCAAATCAAAACTTCGATCAGAGATTATCTGAGATCGAACTCAAATTTCACGGATTATGATTTTGAAGGGTCCAACCTTTCAATAATCTTAGATATTCTTGCGTACAATACATATATCTCCTCATATAATGCTAATATGATTAGCAATGAGGTTTTTATTGATAGTGCGACACTAAGAGAAAATGTAGTATCTATTGCAAGAAGCATTGGATATGTTCCAAGATCTACAATTGCCTCAAAAGCTAGTGTTTCTCTTTTTGTAGATACGATTGCGGTTACTTCCCCACAAAAACCACTATCATTAACTCTCAAAAAAGGAATTATTGCAACATCTGCTAGTACATTTGGTGCAGAAAATTATGTTTATTCAATTCCTGACGACGTAACAGTTCCAGTAGTGAATGGAATTGCTGAGTTTAATGATTTTCAGATCTATGAGGGAACTTATATTACAGAGACTTACACTGTAAATTCACTTGACCCAAATCAAAAATATATTTTAAATAATGAAAATATTGATACTTCCTTAATTAGAGTTGAAGTAAAAGACAGTCAAGTAGGACAGAAAAGAAAATATTTACAAGCAAATGATATTTTGAGTATTAACTCTGATTCTAGAGTATTTTTTATTCAAGAGATAGAGGATCAAAGATATGAAATTTTATTTGGTGATGGAACCTTTGGTAAGAAATTAATTACCGGTAACATCATAGAAATTTCTTATATCATTACAAAAGGATCTATCGCAAATGGAGTATCTTCGTTTGCTTTTAATGGATCTATCACAGACAACAATGGATTATTGGTCACTAGCGGAATTTCTCTAATCAGTACTAATATTTCTGCAAATGGTGGAAAGGAAATAGAATCTATTGAATCAATAAAAAAATATGCAACTAGAGTATATGCTTCCCAAAATAGAGCAGTTACTGCTGGTGATTATGAAGTAATTGTTCCAAAAATTTATCCTGAAGCAGAATCTGTGTCTGCATTTGGCGGAGAAGATTTAGATCCTCCACAATATGGAAAAGTTTTTATTACAATTAAACCAGAAAATGGATTCTTTGTTCCAAATTCAGTAAAGGATAATATAAAAGAGAAATTAAAAAAATATTCTGTTGCTGGAATTATTCCTGAAATAATGGATTTGAAATATCTCTTTTTAGAGATAAATTCTTCAATCTATTATAATAATAATCTTGCACCTTCTCAAGATTATATTATTAATACAGTCTCTACAAATATAAACAAATATGCAAATTCTACTGAATTAAATAAGTATGGAGCAAGATTTAAGTATAGTAAATTTTTAAAAATTATTGATGATAGTCACGAGTCTATCACGTCAAATATAACAAAAATTCAAATGAGACGTGATCTCAGACCAGTGTTAAATAGTTTAGCGACATACGAAATTTGTTTTGGAAATCAATTTCATGTTTATAATATGAATGGTTTCAATATTAGATCATCTGGATTCAAAATACCAGGTGTTCAAGATACAGTATACATTAGTGACACCCCAGATTCTACTGGATTAAATGGAAAAATATTTTTGTTTAAACTAGATTCTGGTAGTGGATTTAAAATTGTAGATTCTAATGCTGGAACTATAGATTATTCAAAAGGAGAGATTAATTTGGATGCAATTAATGTTCTATCCACAACAAAGAACACCGAAGGTGAGTCTATCATAGAGATATCAGCTATTCCAGAATCAAATGATGTTATTGGTCTTCAGGATTTGTACTTAAATTTGAATATTAATAACGTCAATATTTCTGTGGTTTCTGATAAAATTTCTTCTGGAGAGGATTTATCGGGTTCCAGTTATACAAAAACAACTAGTTATGTCAACGAATCTATTGTAAGAGCGTAATTAATATGGCAGAATCAAGAGTTAAAATTAGTTCAATTGTACAAAATCAACTTCCAGATTTTGTTAAAGAAG